TTAGTTTCTGGCTTACATGTACCCAATAATTTGCAACCTATGCGTGGCAAAGAAAATTCTAGGAAAGGGAATAGGGTATGAACTATTCAACTTTATTCAATACTATCAAAACATATTGTGAGAATGAATTTCCGAGTACTTCCTTTACGGGTACGGATGGTGTAACAACTGTAACTACGCTAAGCAATACACAAGTTAATACTTTTATTCAGCAAGCAGAAACACGAATTTATAACGCAGTAAATATTCCAGCTTTAAGAAAAAATGTAACGGGAACTTTAACAGTAGGAAACCCATACTTATCTCTCCCAACAGACTGGTTATCTGCATATTCTGTGGCGGTTTATTCTTCTGACTATACAACACCATATACATATTTATTAAGTAAGGATGTTAACTTCATTCGTGAAGCCTATCCAATACCAACATCCACTGGCCTGCCTAAATATTACGCGTTATTTGGTACACAATATAATAATAACTATGCCCTGTCTTATATTTTAGGTCCTACCCCAGATCAAAACTATCAAGTAGAGATGCATTATTTTTATTACCCAGTATCTATTGTTACTGCGGGCGAGTCTTGGTTAGGAGATAACTATGATCCTGTACTACTATATGCTGCACTATTGGAAGCCGCTATATTTATGAAGGCTGAGGCTGATATGGTTACTATGTATAAAGCTAAATACGATGAAGCATTAAGTGAATTACGTAGATTATGCGATGCCTTAGAGCGTGGTGACAGTTACCGAGATGGACAGCTTAAATTAAACGCAGCGCCTAAAGGTGGGGTTATTCAATGATATCCCAAGGGCAATGTACAATCTTTAAACAAAACCTTTTAAGCGGTTTAGAAAACTTTGCGGTAGGCACACCATATGTTTATAAAATTGCACTTTATACATCTTTGGCTAATTTGGACAGTTCAACTCTTGCTTATACTACTTCCGGTGAAATTACTGGAGCGGGATACACGGCAGGAGGAAAAACATTAACGGTAATACCACCAGCAGGTAACAATGGTGCAGCGTATATATCATTTAATAATGTAACTTGGAGCCCCGCTACCTTTACTACAAGAGCAGCGTTGATATATAATGGAACTACGAATGCAGCGGTATGTGTTTTAGATTTTGGATCTGACAAAACAGCGTCAGGTAATTTTACAGTAACTTTTCCAACAGCTACATCTACTACGGCTGTTATCATTCTTAATTAGGAGCAATTATGAGCAATGAGTTATCAAATTTTGGGGATGCTTCTAGCGCATCAGTAACCCGTGGAGCACAACATGATGAAACTTTGGGCATTCAAGGTATTTACCATGTTGTTTGTCGTGATAAAGAGGGCAATATTAAATGGGAAGATGATGCGCCTAATTTAGTTACTGCCGCTGGTAAACAAGCGTTATTTGATTTTTATTTTGGAGCTACAGGTACTGCTGGTGGTACAGCGGCTGGTACAAACTATTTAGGTTTATGTGGTGGTACAGCTACTTATACGGCAGCTGATACAATGGCTTCACATACATGGACTGAAGTTGGTGGAACAAATGCCCCAGTTTATTCAGGCAATAGACAGTCAATTAGCTGGACTGCAGCTTCTTCTAGTGGCACTTCACCATCAAACGTGACTACTAAAACAGGTGGCGCTATTACTTTTTCTATCATAACAACAGGCGGTACAGTTAACGGATGTTTTATTAACAGCGGAGCATCTGCTTCTGCTACTAAAGATACTACAACTGGTGTTTTGTATTCCGCAGGTAACTTTACTGGTGGATCAAAAACTGTAGCCCCCGGCGATTCTTTAGCGGTAACTTATTCTACTACAGCAACTAGTTAATTAGAGGTGTGATATGGCTCTTGTCTTATTAGATAGAGTCCAACAAACAAGTACAGCTAACACAACCGTTAGCTTTACCTTGGTGGGCACTGTTAGTGGCTTTCAATCTTTTTCTGTAATAGGTAATACTAATACTACTTACTACAGCGCATACGATGCTTCTGGTAATTGGGAAGTAGGTATTGGCACGTATTCAACTACGGGGCCTACTTTAACTCGTACTACTATAATCTCATCTTCAAATTCTGGATCGGCAGTTTCTGCGTTTAGCGGTACAGTTAATGTCTTTGTTACGTATCCAGCTGAAAAAGCGGCTTATTTAGATGCGGCATCAAATGTGTCTTTCCCTGGTACAGTAACGGCTACATCTTTTACAGCATCGTCTGATGAACGCTTAAAAGAAAATTGGGAAGATTTACCAGACACTTTTTTAGATGCTCTAGCTAATGTTAAGCATGGTTCATATAATCGTGTTGGTAATGAATTGCGTGAAGCCGGGGTATCAGCACAATCTTTATTTGCTATTTTTCCAGAAACTGTAGTAGCGGATGATAAAGGTATGTTATCAGTCGCTTATGGTAACGCTGCTTTAGTGGCTGCAATTGAATTAGCCAAAGAAATTAAATTATTACGTGCAGAAATTAATGCTATAAAAGGTAACTAATGTTTGGGTACGTTGGGTTCGCAGCGGCTGTCTTTGCCGGACTCGGCGCACCCCCGGCTGTTACATATATAGTAACGGCGACTGAAGTAATAGCTTCTTCGGATACTATTACAACAACTACGTCTTTTAATTCTAGTATTACTGAGCCAATTGCTTTAGGTGAGTCTTCATCTGTAAATACGTCTTTTAATTCTAGTATTACTGAGCCAATTGCTTTAGGTGAGTCTTCATCTGTAAATACGTCTTTTAATTCTAGTATTACTGAGCCAAGTACTTTAGCAGATTCATCTACTGGTATACCAACCTATGCGGGTGCTGTCAGCGAAAACATTACCTTCAACGATGCATCTACATTTGTTGTAAATTATTCTTGTAACGCTAACGAGGGTATCGGTGTATTCGAAACATCTACAAAAACTCCAATTTATGCAGCATCACTTAGCGAGACTATAAGTACTAACGATTTAAGTACAGTAAATACATCATATACGTTGGCTATTACTGAGGTTATTAGCTTAAATGATCAGTCTACAGGGCTACCAACTTACCCAAGATCAATTACAGAATCAATTGCTTTAGGCGAGGCTTCAACTGTAACTGTATCTTTTACTTCTAACATTACTGAGCCAATTGCTTTAGGTGAGTCTTCAACAGTAGCCACGTCTTTTAATTCTAGTATTACCGAACCTATTATTTTAAGTGAATCTTCAACTGTAAACGCAGCTTTTAATTCCAACGCTACAGAACTAACCAATGTAAGCGAGGCTTCAACTGTAAATACGTCTTTTATATCTAGCACTATTGAAGTATTTACTTTAAACGATGTGCCAGCAACAAATGCGGTTTTTAGTTCTTCTATAACTGAGCCAATTAAAATAAATTTAAATGGTGTTGTATCCCCCGCTGTATTTGCAGGTTTACCTTTTGCAACTAGTGGGTTTGCTGATGTTGGTGTAATTAATCCGCAGATATCGGACGCTACTGGCATAGTTGCGTATCCATTAACAGTTACAGAAACCATTACTTTAAATGACCCTGCTACTGTAAATGCGGCTTTTAATTCGAATGCTACAGAACCAACTACATTAAACAATTCTTCGACTATAGTTACTGCTTTTGTCTCTAGATCTACCGAAAATATTGGTATAAATGATACCCCATCAACAAATGCAGTTATTAATGATAGTGTTATTGAAGCAATTAGAATAAATTTAAATGGGGTCGTAGCCCCGGCTACATTTGCGGGTTTACCTTTTGGCACTAGTGGGTTTGCTGATGTTGGAATTATTAACCAGCAGGTATTAGACGCTATTGGGTTGGCCACATATCAAACAACAATTACAGAATCTACAGGCATAAACGACACCGCTACATTAGTTACTTCTTTTACGTCCAACATTATTGAAAATAATAATTTAAATGAGGCGTCTACAGGCTTACCAACTTACGTAAAATCAGTTAGTGAAAGCATAAATAATGCCGACTCTAGCTCTGTAATTACTTCTTTTGTTTCTAAAATTACAGAAAATGCTAATTTAAATGATGTTATTTTACCGGCCGGATTTGTTTATGCTTCTGTGTCGGAAGATATTAATGTAAATGACCCTGTTGCATTAACTGCATCTTTTATAACAAATATTACTGAACCCACTAGTGTAAACAACTCAGCAATAGGGAACTCTTTAGTCCCATCTAATATAACCGAAGCTATTTCGGTAGATTCAAACATTTTTAATATAGCTGCGTTTGTAGGGGTTGTTACAGAAAATAACACGTTGAATGAGATAAATTCTGTAGTAACCACATTTGTATCTAGCGCTACAGAAAGTATTAATCTAAATGACTTTTTAGCAATAACAACAGCATTTGTTTCTACCGCTGCCGAAAATATTGGTGTAGATAATACCCAGTCAACAATTACTTCTTTTAACTCTAATATAACCGAATCAATTAGTATAAATTTAAATGTAGTTAAACCCCAAAATACATTTGCTGGACTGCCTTTTGCAGCTAGTGGGTTTGCTGATGTTGGGGTTATTGAGCTTAGAAATGCTGATGCTTCTGTAGTAGTAGTTTTTAATTCAAGTATAAACGAACTAATTACTTTAAATGATACGCCTTCAACCAATGTAAATTTTGTATCTAACACTACTGAAGTCAGTACTTTAAATGATTCAATAGCTGTAGTTACCTCTTTTGTATCTAGCTCTACCGAAAATACTAGGATAGTTGATGCCCCCTCGACAGTTAATGCATTTAGTTCTAGTATTGTTGAGGATATTGGTATAAATTTAAATGGTATTCCAGCCGCAAATTCATTTGCTGGAAGCCCCTTTGCGGCTAGTGGGTTTGCGGATACTACAATTATACGGTACCCAATCCCAGAAGCTATTGCTACAGCTTTTTTTGTTTCTAGCATCTCCGAAAATAGTCGTTTAAATGATTCGAATTTACTATCTACCACGTATTCAGGTGTTGTTACTGAAGCTAATAGATTAAACGACCCTTCAACAACAGTAACTGCGTTTATGGCTAGGGCTATCGAAGCGGCCAACTTAAATGATTTACCAATATCAGGTTTATCTAATGTCGTTAATGTTACCGAAAATATTAATATAAATTTAGATGGGGTTGCGGCTCCTGCTACATTTGCCGGGCTTCCTTTTGGGGTTAGTAGTTTTGCGGGCAATACCGTGCCTACTAGTTCAACTAATTCTCAAACAGTACTTACTATATTTAGTGGTAACGCTAATGAAGGCATGGGATTAAATGAGTCGTCTTTTGGCCCTCAGATTTATGGGGATTTAGTTAAAGAACCTTTTAATTTAAATGATCTATTAATTCCCGCTGCTACTTTTAACTTTAACGCCGCAGAGCTATTGACATTAGCGGATGTAAACCCCGTTGTAACTGCTTTTTTATCGGCGATTATTGAAAATATTAATGCGGACAATAGCCAATTTAATGGTGTTTTGTATGTGTCCTCAGTATCAGAAATACTTACATTCCAAGATGTTATAGCCAGCATTAAAACTTTTAACACCACCGCTATTGAAAGCATTACTATTGACGAATTGTTATTAAGCGCAGGATGGGTTAAAATAAATAACAATCAAGTAGTAACTTGGATTCCAGTAGATAATTACCAAGGATAACATGGCTTTAGTACTCCTAGATCGCGCACAAGAAACAGCAACAGCAAATACGACTGTTAGCTTTACTATGCTTGGAGCTGTTACAGGGTATCAATCTTTTGCTGGAGTTGGCGATACCAATACCACTTACTACGGCGCTACTGACGGCACAAACTGGGAAACAGGCATTGGAACTTATTCCACAACTGGACCTACCCTAACTCGTACTACTATTTTAGCATCATCTAATGCAGGCGCAGCAGTCACATTTTCTGGTGGAGTAACTATATTTATTGATTACCCAAGCGGTAAATCACTTTTTCAAGACGCATCAGGCAACAGCTATATTCCTAACTTAGGTGCAACTACTGCATCAACAGGACAATTTACTACAGGTGCATTTGGTGGCACACAATCTACTGCTCAACAGTTATTAATTGGTGGTAATAGTCAAAATGCTTCTACTAATGAAATTGGAATATACAACAACCAAACTATTCAATCAGCAGTTACTTCTTCTTATGCAGGAATTGAATCCCAAAATGGCACAGCCGCAGCATCATTTACTTTAGGCACTTTAGCTCAATTTTCGGCATATCAAGGTGTATTAGGCTCTGGATCGTCAGTAACAACGCAGTATGGGTATTTAGCAAATGCTAATATAAATGGTGCAACAAACAATTACGGATATTTTGGCAACATAGCTTCTGCTACAGGTCGTTGGAATTTTTATGCTGCTGGAACTGCTGCTAATTACATGGCAAGTTATTTAGGAATAGGTACTACAGTAAACCAAACAACTTCGCAATTAGTAGTTGGTGGAACTGCATTAGCAACTACAACATCAATTTATGGTATAAGTAGTCAAACCACTGCCCCATCTACAGCTACTGCAAGTTCGATTAATTATTACTCAGTTACAAATACTGCCGCTTCTGCATTTACTTTAAGTCAAGCTATTGGATTTCAAGCAACGCAAGGAACAATTGGTTCTGGCTCTACTATAACAGCACAATATGGATTTTTTGCAGCATCAACTTTAACAGGCGCAACAAACAACTACGGTTTTTATGGTAACTTAGCTGCTGCCACAGGGCGTTGGAATTTGTATATGAACGGAACCGCTGCTAACTATATGGCAGGTCAGTTAGGTATTGGGACTACATCCCTAACAAGCGGATTTTTTGCCGTAGCGGGCACACAATCCACCACCGCCACAATGGTATATGTTGGCGGAACAAATACTAACGCATCAGCAGCGCTATATGGAACTCAATTTGCTACAACTATAACTGGCACTACAACTAACACAAATGCATATGGATTGTATGGCAACACAACTTTTAACCAAGCAAGTGGAACAGCAATTTCAAGTAATATTGGTATGTATTCTCAGCCAACAAGCAGTATGGCAACTGGATCAACATTATCAAACTTTTATGGGTTTTTAGCTTACCCCCTTTTAAATACGACAGTTACGCCATCAGCTTTTTACGGATATAATTCACAAGTAGCGTTTACAGCCTCTGCCACTGGCGGAACAATTACTCAAGGTTCTAACTATGTAGGACAAACACCGTTTTTTAGTACCGCAACGACTGGATTTACTGGATTTACTAATTTTATTTCCTCCAACATAATAGGTACAGCAACCGCTTCAATTGCTACTGTTATCGGCTATTACTCTGGTCAGGCGGCAACTAATACAGGTGTATCAAGTAACTGGAACTTTTACGCCGCTGGTACTGCTCCTAACTATATGGCTGGTTCATTGGGTATCAATTCAACAGGGGCATTTGGAACGGGGTATTTTGTCGTTGGCGGAACTCAATCAACTTCACAAGCAATGTCATATATTGGTGGTTCAAATACCAACACATTGCCAAATATTTATTCTTTTTATAACGGAAATACATTAACAGGAACAACTGCAACTACTGGTGCAACTGGTATTTACAACGCCCCAGCATTTGCCTTAACCACAGGCGCAACACTTGCAAACGCTATTGGAATAACTTCAGCGCCGGCGTTAAATAATAATGTTACGCCAACCAATTATCAAGGTGTAAACGTACAGTTATTTTTAGGTGCAGCAGCAACGGGCGGAACAATAGCAAGTGGTTTTTCTTATATTGCCCAACCAATATCTTTTAATGCTTCTTCCACAACAGGATTTACAAACCATTATGGTTATTTTGCATCAAACGTAGCGGGAACAGCGAATAACGCAATCGGCACAGTTTATGGTTTTTATAGCAACCAAGCAGCAAGTAATACAGGTGTAACAAATAACTGGAACTTCTACGCTAACGGAACTGCACCAAACTTCTTTAACGGAGATATGCGTTTCAATAAAACTGTTACTGCTACAGGCACAACAGGCGCACAGACCATTAGTAAGAACGCTGGAACAGTTAACTTTGCAGCCGCAGCAACTTCTTTAGTCGTAACCAATACTTTAGTAACAACATCTAGTATCATTATTGCAACAGTAGGAACAAATGATAATACAATGAAATCAGTAAGTGCAGTAGCAGCAGCGGGTTCTTTTACACTCTATGCCAATGCCGCAGCAACGGCAGAAACAAGGGTCAATTTTATAGTGATTAATTAATATGAATACATACACATACAAACCACACAACTTAGTATCAGACGAAAACGGCATTGTTCGGGCAGTAGATTTTACTGTGGAAGTCAGTGATGGCGTAGACACATTTGAAATTAATGGCCATACTGGCTTACCTTCACCTAAAGACACGATTGTCCCTTACCAAGACTTAACGCAAGAAGAAGTCATTGGGTGGATTAAAAATCTAGTCGGTGAGCAAATTGAAGAGCAAGCTGATGTAGAATTAAATGCCTTTAAACTTCGTAAAGCAAAACCTATTTCTAACGGAACACCATGGAGCAACTAATGAACTTTACTCTAAACAAAGATGAAATTACTTTTATTATGAATGTGCTTGGTGAATTACCGTCAAAAACAGGCGCTTTTGTATTACTGCAAAATTTGCAAAAACAGTTAGAAGATCAAAAATCAAAAACTGGTGAGTAATGTTTGGTAAACAACCAATATCTTCATCGCCTTTTGTTAAGGCAGGGGGGTTGTTTGCCCAAATAAAGGAAAACACACAGCTAACAGATACGGCAAGTATACTGGCTAACTTTGCAGTTTTTGCCAACGAAACAACAAGTATTTTAGATACGCCAAGTGTACTAGCCAATTTTGCAGTTGTCACTAATGAAACAACCAGTATTTTAGATACTCCAAGTGTACTAGCTAACTTTGCAGTTTTTGCCAACGAAACAACAAGTATTTCTGATCTACCATCAGTTTTAGCGGCGTTTAAATCTAGTTTAATTGAAGCTTTATTAACAGCCGATTCTAGCCTTGGTTTTACAGTACAAAATACTTCAGTTGCCGAGAATTTTAGTGTAGCTGATTCAGAAACATCAATACGTATTTTTAATGCGCTAACTGCCGAAAATATTAACATAGCGGACGGCATTACCATTATTGCTTTATTTAGTAGTCAAGCGGTTGAAACTTTGTTATTATTAGATAACTCAATCCAGCGTGGTTGGATTAAAATAGATAATACAGAATTTACTAATTGGAACGCAATTAATAATGCAAATTTGTCTTCTTGGAACGCTATTAACAATACAAATTCTACTAGTTGGAACAGTATCAATAACTCAGAAGAAACTGTATGGGCGGATATAAATAACAATTTTCCTTAAGGTTAACGTATGGCATCTACTTACTCAACAAACCTACGAACTGAGCTGATTGGCACAGGCGATCAAGCAGGAAACTGGGGTGTTACAAATAACAGTAATTTAGGCACAATCATAGAACAAGCTGTTGCTGGGGTATCCGGTGGCCCTTATATTGGCGGTACATATCCAACAGTAAACTTTCCAACCGATGCAGACATTACACTCACTGCAAATAACGGCACAGTAGACCAATCAAGAAGTGCGGTATTAGTAGTGACAAGCTCCGGAAGTCTAACGGCTACACGCAATGTTATTGCCCCAGCATCAGCAAGTAAAGTCTACATTGTTAAAAATAATACTACTGGCGGGCAAAGTATTCAGATTAAGTACGCTACAGGCACCGGGGTTACAGTTACATCCGGCGCAACTACTATTGTTTATGGGGATGGGTCCAATTTTTATTCTGGTATTAGTGGTTTAACAGGTAGCCAAATTATTAATGGTACGTTAAGCGTAACAGGGGCACAAACAAACTCTAGTACTATGTCGGCTACCCAGTACACAAGTACAATCGCAACTGGAACTGCACCATTTATTGTAACTTCAACGACCCCCGTAGCAAATTTAAGTATTGGCGGTAATGCCGCTACAGCAACGAATGCTACCAATGCTACCAATGCAACAAGCTCGACAAATATAGCAAATACAGGTGGGTGGAGTGTAACCCCTGGCGGGACAAAATTGTATTTTAACTATAATGGAACTAACGTAGCTTCGTTAAGTTCAACAGGAAATTTAATCGTACTTGGTAATGTTACAACCGGTGGCACACCATAATTTAGGAGTCATATATGACAATAACAGTAGGCGTTTCAAATATAACTTTTCCAGATTCATCAACTCAATCTAGTGCGCCACTACCCGGTGTTTTAGGCCAAGTTTTTACGTCAAGTGGTACCTTTACTATTCCAACGGGTGTAACCGCGGCTAAAGTTACGGTAGTTGGTGGGGGTGGTGGTAGTGCAGGTGCATCAAACGGGTGTGGTGGTGATACAGGTGGAGCAGGTGGTGGTGGTGCAACTGCAATTAGTTATTTAACAGGTTTAACATCGGGAAATACTTTAGCCGTTACCGTTGGAGGTGGAGGAAATGCAGGAAATTCTACTCCATCAAACGGAGGAGCAGGTGGTACATCTTCCGTTGCATCAGGAACACAAAGTATTACAACTATTTCCTCAACAGGTGGTGGTGGTGGTGTAGTTCACACATCAGCAGGAGCAGCTGGGGGAACTGCGACAGGTGGAACTTTAAATATTCGTGGCGGTAATGGTTCTTATAGCAGTGGAGGTATTACTTTATTTTCTACAGGTTCTGTTGGGGCAGGTAATTTATATGGTGGTGGTGCTAGTGCAACCGGTGTTATATGTAATTCAGTACCAGGTAATGCAGGTGCATCTGGTTTAGTTATTTTTGAATGGTAAACAATATGACAACACAAAATTATTTAGTAGTTGAAAACAACGTAGTTACTAATGTTGTAGTTTGGGATGGTGATACTAATACATGGATACCCCCTGTAGACGCTACAATGTTAGTGCAAGCTACAACTCCCGCAATGCTATGGCAATTAAATGCCGATAAAACAGACTGGGTATTGGTAGAAGTATTAGGAGCTGGCGCTATTGAGTTTACTTGGAACGGAACTGTGTTAACAACTAATCAGCCAAAACCAGCCTCAATTGTCCAACCAACTACTACAGGCACTAAATCTGCATAATGGTTACGACTATAACCCCGACCCATACGTTTACTTATGCTTCAGCGCAGGTGAATGTATACCATGCTAATAAAGGTGAGGGGTTAGCTAAACATGAACATGTGTTTTCTCATGCGACTGTTTGTCATAACGGGTCTTGTTTGGTTAGCCTTGAAGGACGTAGTTATACGATTGACAAATATAGCCAGCCTTTAAATTTACCGGCTGGCGAATGGCATGAAATTGAAGCGCTAGAAGATAATACTGTGTTTGTAAATATTTTTGAAGAAGGGAAATACTGATGTCTTGGTTAGAACAAGTAGCACCTACAATAGCAACAGCACTTGGTGGGCCGTTAGCAGGCTTAGCCGTATCCGCTATATCTAAAGTATTAGGCGTTGACGAAAAAGATGTACAGAATACCATTGATAGTGGCAAGATGACTTCAGATCAAATAGCGCAGATTAAGATTGCCGAGATTGAGTTTCAAAAGCAAACACAAGAACTAGGTTTAGACTTTGAGAAGTTAGCTACGGACGATAGAAAGTCTGCTCGTGATATGCAGTCTACTACTAAATCGCATGTGCCAGCAGTTTTATCATATGGTATTACTATTGGGTTTTTTGGTATTCTCTATGCGTTAATGATGGGATATGCTCAAAAGTCTGATGAATTGATGATTATGTTGGGCTCGCTTGGAAGCGCTTGGGTGGCTATTGTATCTTTTTGGTTTGGTTCAAGTCGTAGCTCTCAAGATAAAGATCAAATGTTATATAACTCTACTCCAGCAAAATGATAAATAACTTTGAACAAGCTCTAGTATCCGTGCTTAAATCTGAAGCTGGGTTTCAATCTGACCCGCATGATGATGGGAATAAACTACCAGATGGTAGGGCAGGCTGCACAAATCTCGGCGTGACACAGGCGGCATGGGAAACTTATGTTGGACACCCTGTTACTTGGAATGATATGAGGGCATTAACATCAGAAAAAATAGCGCCGTTTTATAAACGTAAATATTGGGATGTAGTGCATGGCGATGAATTACCTACTGGTGTTGACTACATGGCGTTTGATCTTGCTGTAAATACAGGTCCCGGTAGAGCAATTAAATTATTACAGGAAGCAATTGGTGTTACCCCTGATGGAGTGCTGGGCCCTCTTAGTTTATCGGCTATACATAATATTCCTGCCAAGCAAATGATTGCACGTTTTACAGATACGAAAGAGAAGTATTACAAATCTTTAAACAATCCTACATATGAGCATGGCTGGCTTAATCGTGTTGCTTCAGTAGAAGTATCTGCACTTAAAATGGTGGCTTAAATGTTACAAAAACTTGTCATGCGCCCCGGAGTAAATAGAGAAGGCACAACTCTTGCTAACGAAGGTGGATGGTATGCGGGCGATAAAATTAGGTTTCGTTCTGGACAAGTAGAAAAAATTGGTGGATGGACATTAGATGGCGGTCAAGTAAGCACAGGTAATTCTTATGTTGGTGTAGCTCGCTCATTAAAAAACTGGATTGGGCTAAATGGGTATAACTACTTAGGCATTGGCACTAATCAAAAGATTTATATTCAGCAAGGTACTGGTGGTGTTATTTATGATATTACTCCCATTCGCGCGGTGTCATCTGCTGGTGCTGCTACTTTTGCTGCGACCAATGGCTCTTCTGTTCTTATTGTTACTCAAAGTGGACATAATGCGCAGTCTGGTGACTTTGTGTCCTTTACGGGGGCCGTTACGCTAGGTGGTAATGTAACTGCGGCGATTTTAAATCAAGCTCAAGGGTATCAAGTTACCTACATTTCTTCTACTCAATACTCGATTACAGTATCCGTGGTAGCTAATTCAAGCGATACGGGCAATGGTGGTGGCTCAACAGTTGCTACATTTCAAATTACTTCAGGCAGTGCGGTATACACACAAAATGCCGGATGGGGTGCTGGCGGTTATGGTGGGGTAAATGTAGGATATGCTAGTACCGGATATGGATTATCTGCTCCTGCTGGACTAGGTATTGGTTCTCAATTACGCTTGTGGAGTCAATCAAACTACGGGCAGAATCTTGTATTCAATCCTCGTGGCGGCGGTATATATTATTGGGTGGTAGATACAAACCCTAATGTCTACAATGTTGGACAAGTGTTATCCCCAACCAATACAAATACACAAAATTCTGTAGCTTACTGGAGAACAGATGCAGGCACTCCCGCTTGCCCAACAATTTGTAATTTTGTTATGGTGTCAGACGCCAGTCGATTTGTTCTCGCATTTGGCACAGATACGTTAGGCAACGGTATTCAAAACCCAATGTTGGTAAGCTGGTCAGATCAACAAAATATTACAACATGGTATCCAAGCATTACCAATCAAGCTGGTAATTACACATTAAGCCGCGGATCTCAGATTGTATCAGCGGTTCAAACGCGTCAAGAAATTGTTGTGTTTACGGATGTTGCTTTATATTCTATGCAATACCTAGGTGCGCCGTATGTATGGGGCTTTAATATCCTTGCTGACAATATCTCTATTATGGGGCCTAACGCAGCGGTGGCAGTAAACAACGTAACCTATTGGATGGGCAAAGATAAGTTTTTTATGTACTCTGGGCAAGTGCAAACCCTACCATGCACTGTAAGAGAATACGTTTATCAAGACATAAATCAGACTCAATCCTATCAGTTTTTTGCTGGTATCAATGAGGGATTCAACGAAATTTGGTGGTTTTACTGTTCAGCTAATTCAATTGTTATTGATAAGTATGTTATTTATAACCATTTAGAACAGACTTGGTATTACGGAAACTTGACTAGAACTGCTTGGTCTGACACACCACTTAGGGGGTATCCAACAGCAGTAGGGTATGCTCCAGTAACAACGCTTACACAAGCAGTTGGGTTGACAGATTCTACAATTAATATTGCGAGTAAGGGTAATTTCCCCACGGCGGGCGTAGTTGAGATTGAAGCAGAACGAATTATTTATACAGGGTCTACAAGCACAACATTAATAGGTTGCTCAAGAGGGGCGTATGGTACAGTGCCATCAGTACACAATGCAGGCGTGACCGTGACTGATATTGGTGTAGTCCAATCAGGTATTATTTACCATGAAAGTGCGGTTGATAATGGTACGGCGAACCCACCGGTAGCGCTTGATTCCTACATTCAGTCATCTGACTTTGACATTGGTGATGGGCATAACTTTGGTTTTGTATGGCGCATGATACCAGATATTAGTTTTAACGGCTCAACAGTTAGTAATCCAAAAGTTACATTTACAGTATTGCCAAGACAAAACCCTGGCGCACAATATGGCAGTTCAGATTTACCAATTGTAACTAGTGGGCAGAATTATGTAGGGCAGAGTACCTATGAAGTGCAACAGTTTACGCAATATGCGTATTGTAGAATTCGTGGTCGTCAAATGTCATTAGTAGTGTCCTCATCGGATGTAGGTGTTCAATGGCAATTAGGCGTTCCAAGACTAGATATTAAACCAGATGGCAAGAGATAA